CCTAATCGCATCAGAACTAACGGTTGCAAGCCCATTAATTTGAGCTGAATTTAATCGTATTGCATAAGCACTAGCAGTTACGTCAGCAGTTGCTGTAATAGTAGCTTGAGCAGCATAAGTTACGGAACTATTTGCTGTAACTATTGCATTTGCATCAATACTTGCAGATCCTAATATTAGAGCGGTATTGGCTAATGCACTAAATGGAGCTTGCGAAAATGCTAAAATTCCAAACATTTATTATCCTAAACTTTAACCCAATTTGCTGCTGGAGCTTCAGGCCAATCAATTTGTCCTTCTACTGGATTAATAGCGTGTTGTCTTACCGCATTGCGATATGCAATAAATTCTGCTTGGTTAGAAAGGTATGGATTTGACATAGCAGGGTTACTTACATCAGGAATCATTGCCCAATCAGTTTGTTGTAAACAGTATTTTGCTGTTTGTTTGTTTTCTTCTTCGGTAATTATTCTTTCAATAATAGGTTCATCAGGCAATTCGGTGATTTCCCCAGTATTAATATCCATTGAATAAATCATTTAGTTATTACTCCCAAAATATATTAATAGTGCCGCCATCCATAGCCGCGCCTGAAAGACTGGTTACTTTTACCCTGTCTAAAACACCTGCAATAGTTACACTCCCACCACCAATAGCAAGGTTTGCTTGGTTTACTGCACCGCATACCCCTGCCACCCATGTATTACCTGAAATATTAGTTATTGTCATAACACCATATACTACATCTGAAGCCAAATTGTTTCCTGCTACACCAAACCCAACAGAATTACCAACTGCACCACCAGCTGCTGGCCAACTTGAACCTACATACCCTGAAGTTGTAAAAGAACCTGAACCTATTTGAATAACTTGAACCGTAGTTGCTGTATGTGTAGTTGCATTAAACATAACAGTAATGCGCTTTACACCACTTGGAATTCCAGTAAATTGAACGGCTGAACCAACGGCTGATATAGCCGTTCCACCACGAATTGCAGCATAACCAGCACTTGTAGCCGTTGCCGCGTTGCCTGATATGTTAGTTTGGTCGCCTGTATTTGTGCCTGATAAATTTGGTGCTGAAACATTACCACCTGAAAAAATAAAATTAGAACCATCATAATAAAGATATTTAGTTCCATCTACAAAGTAATATACTCCAGTTGTACCATTAGACCGCCTTGCATATACATCACCAGCCGCATCTATTTTAGACCCACCAGCAAAAGTAACACCAGAACTAAATGCACCGGTTGTAGCCGATACCGTTCCACCTGATTGGTTGGTTGCATTTGTAGCCGTTGCCGCATTACCTGTGCATGAACCTGAACTACCTGTGGTGTTTTGGTTTAGTGTTGGAAATGTGCAATTTGTTAGTGTGCCGCTTGATGGCGTTCCTAATGCACCGCCTACTGAATACTTGCCATTAAAAGTATTCCAATCGGTTGATGTGAGATAACCATTTACCGATGTAGTTGCTGCAGCCATGCTAATATCAGGATTTGCCCCACCACTTGATACAACTGGAGCTGTGCCTGTTACAGAAGTAACTGTACCAACACTTGCTGTTCCACCTAAACTAACAGATGACCCATTAATTGTAATGCTTGAATTTACAAGACCTGCGTTTGGCAATCCTGTGCAATTAGTAAGAGTCCCAGATGCAGGAGTACCAAGCGCTGGAGTAGTTAATGTAGGGCTGGTTAAAGTCTTATTTGTAAGTGTTTGTACACCGTCTATAGTCACGGCTTGGTCGGCAGGATAGGTACAAAATACGTTTTTTACACCAGCAGAAAAATTAATTAATGCGGTAGTACTAAGACTATTAGATAGTACGGTATCACGAGATAAAGTACCGGCAGCAACCGTACCAATACCAACTTCCCAGTTAACACCATCTGTAATAGTGTAGTAAGTTGTATTGCCGTTGCCTATCGTAGAGGAAAATGTCTGAAATCCAGATACAGCACCGCTAAGTGTTAGCGTACCAGTACCTGTGGTAGACGATGTTTCCTGTACCCTATCCTTGACTATAAGAGCCATGCTTTATCCTAAGATAATGTTACTGAAAGACTACCGGAAGCAATCTTGAATATATCACCTGTATCAATTGTTTTAGCTGCGTCTAATGGAGTATGGTATAGCAAGTTACCTGCAGTTAAGGCATCGTATAGACCAATCCAACCAACCGTACCCCATGATGCCGTAGCCTGTGGGAATGTGCAGTCTGCGTTAGATAAGCTAACACCGTTTGATGGCGCAGCAAATGTTACGGATGTACGTGCATAAGAGCCACCAGATACTTGAGTACCTGTACCTGCATCTGTAGGGTCTGTAGTAAACAAAGCCACATAAATAGTTGTTGGTGCTGTGTAGGCTGTAGCTCGTAGCGTTACATTAATCAGCGCATTTTCTAGGTAGTTGGACATTTCTGACATAATAATTCCTTTATCGTGTTGCTATTGAGATTGAAATTGGTGACCCAGCATATTCGCCTTGATCATCTGATACAGTTAAAGCAGATACACCTCGGTCATATAATGTAGCCCAAGTTTGTAACCTTGTATCATTCATAATATAAGGCTCTGCTTCACCTAAAGATCCATAAAGCAATAAGTCAGGGCAATTAGCCATAAATACATTAGATGCTGTCGTGCTACTTAAAAATGTTGGCGCAGCGTAATACAACATACTTAATGTGTAATTGCTGTCTGGTACTGGTGACAATTGAAACTCTTGTGCTAATACTGTGTATTGGTGCGGTAATCCAGATTGAGTAGTACGAGAATTGCGAAATAAGTTACTAGGTGACTGATATTCTAATGTTGTTACTGGATTTGTTTGTAGGTGTAAGTCACGCATTTGTAAGAAGTCTGATGGCAATTCTACTGTAGAATCACCGGCAGTTGTAGTTGTTGTTACTACCTTAAGCATTTGACGTATACGGAGTTCTCTGCGTAAACGTGTTTCAGCAAGCCTAATGAAGTCAGGAATCATTGCCGTTAAATCGCTACGAGCTAGGTAGCTGGCAATCGTAGTCTGTAAATCAGAGTAATTTGTCAATGCCATTATATGCGCCCTGCCCTTGTTCTGAATGCCCTGTTATCAGGGTCGTTTAACCATGCGTTAAATCGTTTTTTGTCTATTACTGCAAAGCCTCGTGTTATGCCTTGCTTTTCTAAATCTGCGAAAACTGTGAGCGGTATAGATGCGACCTTGTTACCAAATGCATCCTCGCTCCATCTTTTACGTTCGTCTTGAGCAGCGTACTCACGCTTATTCATCTCAAGTATGCCAGTTATGTCTTGGCTCTTAGCAATGATTAATTCATCACCGTTATCTATGAATGATGTATCTGTAATGCCGTTGGATATTATATTGCTCATAAGACCTCATAATGGGGGAGAGTTTCCCCTCCCCACATATCTAACTAACTATTAAGTTAAGTCAGCGATGATACCATGTGCTGCTTCGTTCTTAACTTCTAATGTGTACTCTACCAATAGTTGAGTTACATCAGCATCGCCAGTTTTGGCTAGCTCATTAGTTTGGAATGGACGTAAGTAAGCTACTGAAGCCATTTCTGGATCTAGTAAGAATGCTACGTCATCATTGTCTGAGTTAGGAATGAAACGGTTAGGTACGATAGAGATAGTACCGAAATCAGAAACAAACACGTCAGCAGCAGCGATGATAGATGCTTGAACATTGCTTGGGATATCTTTGTAACGTGTAGCGATACCGGCAAATGTAGATGCAACTACTTTTTGAGCTGGAGTTACCATCAAGATTGTTGGTGAACCACCGCTTACGTAAGCAGATTGGATAACTGTGTTCAAGATAGTTTGTGTGAAAGCACGGTCAGTACCAGTAGTACGAGCAGTAGTACCAGACGCACCAGCAGAACCACCAGAACCGTTAGAAGTGTTTGAAGCTAACCATGTTTGTAGACCACCCAAAGTACGAGCAGTTGTAGCATCACCAGCAGCAGCAACTTGGTTGCTCAATAGGATAGCTTCCATGTCACGTTTGATTTCGGCAGAAGCCTTAGCCAATTGGTATGCTTTCTCAGATTTACGACCAGCTTTGTTAACTGTTTCCAAAGTACCAGAAACTTTAACAGTTTTAGCAGAGATTTGAGTACGGTTACCAATACGAGTAGTAGGTGACAATGTTGCATCAGATGCAGCAGCGCCCTCAACTACAGCGTTAGAAGTGTTAACAGCAGCTAGGCTGTCTTTTTGCCACTCGTGGTATACGGCAGTAGCAGAAGTCTTACCAACAGATGTCATGAATGGGGTATCTGTAGGAGAGATGTTGTAAATAACATTAGCCAAGTCTTCACGTTGACCAATGGCGGTATAGGTTTGATATGTTGCCATGATAATTCCTTAAATAAAGTTTTCAAAAGCAGAAACCGCATCACGGATTTTGCCTGTTTTTTGTAGTTGAGCCATAGCCTTCTTATGCTGGTCAGTATTTGTTGCTGTGTTACTGTTACCAGACTTAATAGTCTTAGGCGGTTCACTAACCCTCTTGTTTAGTTGAGGCTTAGATTGTTGTAATTTGTCGTACTGCATTGCCTTATACAATGCCATAACGTGCCGAGCATCACGTACTGCTGATAGCTCTTGGTCTGAGAATCCTAAGTTCTTTGCAAACGTACGCAAGTCTGACCTTAGTGCCTCTCCCTTAACTGGATCGCTATATTCCGGTAGTG